CGTCAATCGAGGAACGCTCGACGTTGATGGAGATGTTCTTGACGGGGAACGTGACCGCGCCGCCGCCGTCGATGTTGAGCTGGACCGTGCCGCCGTAGCCTGGGATGAGTGCCATTTAGAGCTCCGTTGCCTGAAGTTGGATTTGTGCGGAAATGACGCGCTCGGCGTCCTGCTGGCCGTCGTCGGGAACTTCCGCCCTGGTCTGGAACGGTCCGATGTCCGTGACCGTCAGCTGGACGGTGGTCCCGGACAGGCTGTACGTGAACGGCCCGCCGTCGAAGTTGGTGACGAGCGTCTGCACCATGTCAAGGCACGAATCGACCGTGTCCGCGATGCAGTCGATGTCGACGGTCACCGAGTAATGCGCCTTGGAGCCGCCCGTCGCCGGCATCCGCATGGTCCGAGTGAAACCGACCTCGTAGACGTAGCAGGGCGTGCCCTGCCCCGCCACGCGCATCGACGCGTAGGCCGGGTACGTCGGCGTGTCCAGCCGGTCGGCGATGCCTCGGACGACGGTCTTGATCATCGGAAAGCCTCACGTGCAGCCGCGAGGATCTGCTCTTGGATGGCCTTTCCGACGCGTTCCCCGTTGGTCCTTGACCAAGTCGCCGAACGGTACGAACCGCCGATTCGGCGGCCGGACGCGACGTGCTTGAAACCCGATTCCAACAGGTGGTAGACGCGCTGGCGCCGCTTGGCGCGCTTTGCCGCGTAGTCGATTCCGATCGTGAAACGCAGGGGCGCTCCCGGACCGGACCCGACGCGCTTGGGACCGTCGAGGCGCGTTGCCTGGCCGATGGCCTTGCGATGGACGGCGCGGCCGCGGTATGCGGCACGGCGCCAAAGAGCCGCCAGAGCCTTGGTGAACGGGTTGGTGCCCCGGCGGATGCCTTTCTTCCGCACCGTCTCGCCGATGCGCGCCGGCATGGCCGCCAAGACGCGCCGCACCTCGCGGTCGTCGACCGTGAACTTGACCGCGCTCACGACAGCACCTCCGTCACGTTCATTTCGAGCCTCCGGCGCTTGTTGTCGCGGTCCCAGCAGGCGCGGACGTTGAACGTCCGGTCCGTCGTGCCGTCGTTCCACAGCAACCGGCTGCGGGTGCTCACCTCGGGATGCCAGGTGGCGAGGATCCGCCAATCGGTGCGGATCGCCGGGCCGCCGTCGTCAATGGCGTCCCCGGTCTGCATCTGCTCGGCATGGGCGTTGATCTCGCCGACGCTGACCCACGCCTCGGCTCCCTGGCCGAACGCGTCGACCGTGCGGACCGGGTTCTGCACCGTCATCCGGTGCCGAAGCATCCCGCTCGGCACGTGGGCCGTCATCCGATGCCCTTGCCCATCATGGCGGAAATCCGATCCCAGTACGAGCTGTCCAGGGAAACCGTGTCGTCGCCGCGGCCGGCGACATGGTGCGCAACGCGCTGCAACAAAGCCATTTCGAGCAGCGGGTTGAGCGTGTTCGAGCCGGCACTGAGCGTCACCAGCAGCGGGTAAGCGAGGCCGTCGGGCAGGCTGACGTACTGCAAGCCGTTGATGGTGACGAGCGTCAGCGGCTGCACCAGGCTGTTCTCGTCGACGTAGGTTGCGCCGGTCACCGGCTGCCGCCACGCCAGGACAAGCCGCTCGTCGTTTTCGTCGGTCGTCGGCTCGGCGCTGATGCGCTGCGTCCGGGTGACAGGGTCGACGCACCAGCCGGTGCGCTCCTCGAGCTCGCGGAGCGCCGCTTCCCATGCGATCTGGATCGCCGGGTCATCCTCCTGGTGCGGGATTCGCCCCCAGGCTCGGTACTTGGCGATGTCGAGGGCCACGGGACCTCCGGGAGCCGGACCGGGGTGGGCCGAAGCCCACCCCGGCCCGTAGCGCGAGAGTGACTATCAGGCGTTGGTGACCTGGAGCTGGACGATGGCCTTGCCGCGGGTGAAGGCGGCGTTGCCCCAGCCGAACCCGCGGAACACGATGCGGGCCGAGTTGGCCGAGGTGAGGTCGTCACGACGCATGGTCATGCCGCCCCACTCGCGGATCGCGAAGCCCTCCTGGAAGTTGCCCAGGAGCGCCAGCACGTTCTTGCCCGTCGACGCCGTCGCCACGTGCGTCGAGAGGTAGTCGGTCACGTAAACCGGCAGCCCGAGCAGCAACCCGGACGCCGCCTGCTGGAGGCCGGCATCCGAGCTCGGGACGAAGATCGGCACGTTGCTGCCGCTGGTCGCCGCGCGGATGTCGGCGATCGCCGCGTAGGTGTCCTTCGGCAGGATCCACGCGGACGAGCCCCAGTAGGCCGTCGGGAGCTGCGTGTAGCGCATGTCCATGAGCTTGGCGACGGTCGCCGCGGCAGTCACGGCGGCGGCACGGGTGGTGCCGGCGCTGGTGGCCGTCGTGATCTGCGTCGCGGTCGCCTGGACGGTGAAGAGCGCGTTGCTCGGCCCGTTCGTAACGCCCGCCATGTAGCCGGCCTCCGTCATGCGCGCGAACTGGCGCATGAGGTTGTCGACGACCTCGGCCTCGAGGTCGAAGTTGGCCGTCTTGATCAGCTGCTCGGACACCTGGGTCTTGGGCAGGATCGGCAGCGGCTTGAGCGACACCTCGGCGAACGCCGGGTCGATGTCCGTCGCCGCGGTGGTGGCGGTGTCGACCGGGCTCCACGCGTTGGTGTAGCTCGACGGCTCCAACGTGTTGTAGCGGAGCGTCGCGTCGCCGCGGGCCACGCTGCGGTAGTCGCACACGTTGCGCGTGATGCTGTTGGCCTGGAGGTACTTGTAGATCGTCTCCTCGACGACCTTGGGGATCAGCACCGAGCTGCTGGCGGTGGTGATCAGCTCGCGGAACTCCTCGACCTGGCCGCCGCGCATCCAGGCGATCCACGCGTCGCGGTACTCGGGCCGCGCGCGCTTCTCGTCCTCGCGCTCGCGGACCTCGGTCTTCGCCTTGACGGCCAGCGCGTGGCCGGCGAACCGCTCGCGCAGCTCGGCGGCGGACCGCTTCTGGTTCAGGTCCTTCAGCTCGTCCATGAGCTCGGTGGCGCGGGCCTCCTGCTCGACGCTGATCTGGTCGTTGGCGAGGATCGCCTCGACCTCCGTCTCGATCGCCTTGCGGCGCTCAATGATCTCTGCCTGCTTCATGTCAGACTCCTGAGCCGCAGACGCAGCCGGACAAGTGCCGGGCTGTAGGTGCGTGCTTCGGCGTGCGTCTGCGGGTACGCGCCGTTTTCGACAATGCTGACCTCACGGAGGTCAACGTCCTTGAGGGTCCGCTCCGAGCCGTTCCAGGCTTCGTCGCGGACCATGAATCCAAAAGACATCTCGGTCAGCACCCCGGCCTCGACCAGGGCCCGGACATCCCGGGCCTTGGTGGTGTCGGGGAGATCGACCTCGAAGGCCAGCCCGCGCTCGTCGGAACGCAGCTTCAGCAGGCCCGACTTGCTGTTTGCGATGAGCTCGCGGGAGTCGTGCCCGACGAGCAGCTGGACGTTCCGTTCCAGGCTGCGGTCGAATGCGCCCGGAGCGATGCGTTCCACGAACGGCTTGCCGTTGTTGATGCCACGGAACGCCAGCGGGTGGCTCGGGGCGTTGTAGACCGCCGCGTAGCCGGCGATGCGCGAACCGTCGCGCTGGAAGGTCGTCGTGCGCGTCTCAAGCATTCGAGTCCCCTTCCGAATCGGCGTTGCCCGCCTCGGCGGCCGCCCCGCCTGGCATGGACACCGTGGGCGTGTCCAGGCCGGCGACAGGAGGGAGGCCAAGCGCGTGGCGGGCATCGTTGGGGCTCATGACGCCAGCCAGGACGAGCTTGGAGTAGCTCATGCCCTGGTCGCGGAGATTGCCCCGGGTAATGGGAGTCATGTCAAACCGGACGGCCTCGCCCGGACGGCAAAGCTTCCGCGTGAGCTCCGACTCCCACGCGGAAGTCCATGCGGCGATGGCGCCGTCGGCGTACGCCCGGGCGGTTTCAGCCTGGGACGAAAGCGCGCCACCGCCCTGCTGGAAGAGCATTTCCGGCGGGACGCCGAACGCCCGGGCGATCTCCTGGATGGAGAACCGGCGCGATTCGAGCACGGAAGTCGACGTCTCGGCGCTGATCTTCTCGGCCTTCATCCCCTCGCGGAGGATCAGCGGGCGCGAGGCGCCGTCCGCGGTCGCATGCATGGTCTGCCATGCGTCCCGGATCGCCTGCACCGTCTGGTCGCTCATGGCGCCGGGGTGCATGATCGCCACCTTGCCCATGCTGCCCGTCTTGACCAGCGCGGAGTGCGATGCGTTCTCGTCGGCGGCCAGTTGCATGGCCGACTTCGCGCATTCGATTGGCGACCGGAACCAGCACGGCTGCTTTGGGTCCGGGTACGCGCCGATGTGCAACAGCTGGTCCTGGGCGAGGACCGTGTCCATCAGGCGGTAATTCACGCCGTCCTCGGTCATTTCCGCCGTGAAGGCGTCCGCCGGCACCGGCTGGAGCTCGGCCACGGCGCCGTCCGAGGAGCGCCGGATCAGGGCGAACCCGTTGCCGCGGGTCAGCGCCACCGACGTGGCGAAGCGGCGCAGTTCGTAGCCCGTCTGCCATCGGCTGGCCTCGCCGTTCATCAGCGCCGACACGGGATGGTCCGGGATCACGTTGTTCGAGCTGTCGAACACTGAGACGCGCAACCGCGCCACGTCCGCGCTGATCAGGTTCACGGCCCGGACGACGGCCGGGATCGATTCGAGCGACTGCGACACCAGCGGCTCCGGCGAACCGAACCACGTGATGCCGAACTTGGCGCGGAAAATGCGGTCGAAGAATCCCACGACCGGATGGAACAAGAACGCCCCGATTTGTCTAGAGCGATTTCCGCAATCCCGGGCTATCCGATCGGACAGGCGCTGGACGCAAGCCCGGTCGCCTCGCGCACCTGGTGGTGCTCCATGAGCAGGGCGGCCATGTTGCCTGCGACCACGGCGTCGGTGTTGCCGGCGCTCCTGCCCTTCACCGGGCGCACGTTGCCGACGTTGTCCTTGATCAACCGCACCGCGTTCAGCGCGCTCTGAAGCACCGGGTCGGGCTCGTAGAAGAGCTGGCGGCTCTTGAGGAGGTCGCCCCACAGCTTCCACGCCGGTGCCATCGTGCGAATGGACTGATCAATGGGAACGATCGGCCAGCCCTTGTCCGCCCACCGCTTGATGTCCCGGGCCTGCGCCGGGTGCGGGTCCACGCCGATCTTCCGCACGTCGTGCTGCTGCATGACGGATTCGATGGCGGATTCGATCACCGCCATGTCGTGCCATTCGCCCGGCATCCGGCGCAGGAAACCCTGCTCAAACCACTGGCCCAGCGGGCACCTCGAGCGCCTGGCGTCGGCGTCAGGGTCAAGGCCGGCCCACCAGGACAGGTTGCGGGCCCGGATGACCGGGCCGTCGCAGACCATGACGCACAACGTCGTGAGGTCGAGCTGCGCGCCGTACCCGCCGCGGGACAGGTCCAGCCCGATGACTGCCGGCTGACCCCGCAGCCTGTTCCAGTCCGCTTTTTCCATCTGCCGCTCGAGCACGGACAGGTCCACGTCCGTGGTGCTGATTTCGTGGTACCGGCAGGCGAGCTGCGTCTCGAACTCGGCAATCTGCGCCGGGTCGCCCGATTCGAGCATTGTCCGGGCAGACAGTTCCATCTGCGTCGGGTCGACGATCGTGCCGAGCGCCGGGTTGGCTTTGATCCACGCGGCCGGGTCGGCGGCTTGGTCCTCCTCGTCGAGGCCGTAGATCATGGGCCACCACCCCGGCGGGTACGGCGTACCGGCCTTGATCGACTCCTCGCAGGCAGCCCAGTAGCCCCATATTGGCCTGGTCTTCTGCTCCGGGTCGGGCGTCGTGATTGCCAGCAGCTGCGAGGTCGGGAACTTGGCTAAGCCGGTAAGCAGCCGGCCGAACGCCCGGTCCATGCGGGCCGCCTCGTCCGCGATCACCATGCGAGTCGTCAGGCCGTCCAGCGCCTTGTCCGTGCAGGGCAGCGAGATGTACCGATTCCCGCCGTGGCGCACCCTGCCGGGGTGGGCAGGCGTCTGCCCGCCGTTGCACTTCCAGTCGTCGCCCAGGCGCTTGGACATGACCTGGAGCCGCTCGAACGGCTTCTGCGCCAGCCGGCCGTCCGGGGCGCAGCTGGCGAACTCCAGCTGCGTCGTCGGGTCGCGCATGGCCGACATCAGCAGGCTTGCCGCAAACTCGGTCTTGCCCGCGCCGCGGGCCACGACCAACAGGAGCGCCTTCGTAGCCGGGGTGTCGCTGCGCCGGCCGTCGACGATCCGCCGGCGCGCCAGGAGCACCATCGCCACCATGCACTGCCAAGGCATCCACACGAGCGGCTGCCCTGCCCCTGACTCCGCGCCCTGCCCGCACTGGAGCGCGAACTCGCGGGCCGCGTCCGCAAGCGCGTCGTCCCACCACACGCCGGCGGCCGCAGGGTCCGCCCGTTCCGCCAGGTAGCGGCGACACGCGTCGACGATCCGCCGGTTGGCCTTCAGGTCGCCGGCGACGACGCTTTCGGCGTACGAGTCGGCTTGCTGCGCGCATAAAGGGCGCTTGCCGCGAGACTTGGGTCGGAGTGTGGTTTTCGTGG